AGCACCTGTCCACAATGTCATGGTCAAGATAACACCGAGGATTGTAAATCTTGTAAAGCTGCTGGAAGTATTCTTACGGATGTGTCTGTGCACGTATCCGTGCCTGCGGGAGTTCTCAATGGTAATACTTTGCGCTTACAAGGAATGGGGAATTACGCTGGCACCGTAATGGGAATTATGGATCAGTATACAGATGCTTTTTGTCACGTCACTGTGACGCCAGAAGAAGGCCTCAGAATTGAAGGAAGAAGTGTTATTTCCATTTTAACACTGCCATTACTAGAGGCTATTCGTGGCTGTCAGCAAAGTGTAAAAACTATCTATGGCCTTCGAAACATCCAAGTTCCTCCTCAGTCGAGGAACCGTGATGAGGTGATTATTCCTCATTGTGGAGTGAGTGGGATAGGCGAACACAAGGTGGTGCTGGACGTTCAATACCCTAAGAACACTGATAAGCTAATTGGTGTTTTAGTAGATGAGGTAGTATAAATGGCAGTTTCTCTAATTTGTAATAATACTTATACTGATGATAAGAAGAAGGTAAAGAAGTGCGGGCAAGTGGAGCCTTTTATGGATCCTAAAACCGAGAAGATTTATTGCCCCCTGTGCAATAATGAGATTCTCAATGTCACTCATTTTATGAAAGTGACTATGAAAACCCTCAAACAATTTAGGCAAAAACCTACCGTAGCTTTCGGGGTCAAATGTCAAAATTGTGGAAAAGAAGCTCAACCCAAGGTGGTCAACGAGGATATAGTGTGTCCGCAGTGTGGTAAGGCGCACGGCCATTTAAGCGAACCGTTTAAGATTATGTTGAGGGATAAGCTTAAAACTGCCAACAAAGATATATAAAATATGTTAGAAAAAATAGCAGAGTCTTGTCAGTTCTTGTTAAAAAACTATCCGAACGCACAGGCCAGCCAATCCTATTTAGATTCCCGTTTAGATATAGATAGTCAAGAGAAATGGGGATTTGGTTATTTTCCCGATATTGAAAACATTTCGGCACTTACCGATTTGGTAGGCGAGTCTTGTCTAATAAAGCAAAAATTATTGACTACTAGCATTATCGAAGATTCTTTGGCTCCTAGGCGCATTCTCAAAGATTTTTTTGAGAACCATCCTTTGGTAATGCCGCAACGCAATGCTTATGGCAAGATAGTGGCCTTGATAGGCCGCTCCCTTTTAGATGAAAAGACGCGCCAAGAAAACAAGATAGAAAAATATAAAAATACCTCTTTCAAGAAGGGTAATCATTTATTTGGTTTATATGAAAATAAACAACATATATTGGAGCAGGGATGCGTTTACGTGGTAGAGGGACAGATCGATGTTATTAAATCGGTGGAGAAGGGTTTTAAAAATATTGTGGCCTTAGGCAATAATTGTATGTCTATCTATCAATTTACTGTCATTAGCAGATACTCTAATAACATATTTTTGTTGTTAGATAACGATATCGCTGGTCAAAAGGGGAGGAAACAGATCATTAGCAAGTTTGGCCAATTGGCCAATATTCGTAATTTTTACATACCAGAAGATTATAAAGATGTGGATGAATACATTACTAAGGGCAGAATTAGTGAGTATGCGGAGATGTCTTTTCTAATCAAGGATTGAAAATCTTTATAAATTTTTCAATCATCCTTTATTGATATATTGTGATTGTATCTTTTATGTTTAGGGATGAGGTTAATATGGAGAGGCGTAAAAATCGAAGCGATTCATACCAATGGGTACTTCTCGAGACAGTTTGCTCTAATGAGATGATGGAAGCTTTTTGTAATGAAGATAGTATCTCGGCCAGATTAAATCCGTTCGAATACAACGAAGATCTGATTGAGCTAGAAGACCAACTCAAAAAAGAATTTTGGAGAGTAGTGGATACTCTTCTCACCTCCCGTCAGAGAGAAGTCATTCGACTTTATGCGGACGGCTATACCCAAATGGAAATAGCTAAGATGCTGAATGTCAATCAGTCGAGCATTACAAAAAGCCTAAATGGGAATGTAGACTATAAAAACGGCAAAGTTGTTTATGGTGGGGCGAAAAAAAAGATTAGAAAGATACTTGAACATGACGATGCAATCAAAGAAATTCTCGTAAAAATGGAAGAAATTAGAAGTAATAAATGGTAAGGAACTTGTCAATGAGTACAGATAAAGAAAAAGAATACTACGACAAAATTCGTAAATCACATGAAATGTTGAAGGTATTAGAAATACCAACAGATAGTAGTGGCGTAGTCTCTTGGAAGCCGGCTAAAATTTCTTCTATTGACCTGTATGACATTTTGATGGATGAAGAAAAGCTACGAGTTTTGGTTGCCAAACTCAGAAATAAAGCCTTCTGGTAAGAAAAGGTGGTAATATTCTGCAATCTATCTACGGTGGATACCTCATCAATAAAGTATAGAATATACCAATATTTCTTTATCTAAGATAAGGTATGTTCTGTTTATGGGAGACGCGATGTCAAAAATTAGTATCGATTACTCAGCCTTAGCCAACCAGATTACCAAGAAGGCATATCGTCTATCTGATGTCAAAGATCAGTTAGAAACGGTTGCTTTCGACGTGGTACGCTTTAAAGATGGCGATAAAGGAGCCGAGCTTTGGCAAGTACAAAATGCCGAAGATGGCGATTATATCGTAGCTCTCTATGAAGATGAGGAGCTAGACAAGACGGCTGCTACTTGGGATGTGTTGGTTACCAAGAATGGTAGCGACTTGCAAGTCTCTTACAAAGGAGATCCTCTTGTCAGAATTTCTGCTGCCAAGCTGGGCATTCCACGTTCAGAGTTATACAAAGCCGAAAAATATCTACCTGAAAAATTAGCCTCTAATAAGAAGTTAGTCAGGGCTCTTCTCAGTGAATTGAACGAAGCGGCTAGACAAGAAGTATCTAAACGATACCCAGAATTGGTTTAACGGAATAGGTGTTTACATGAGCTTCGAAAAAATACAACAACTGGTAGGTTCTCTAGCAAAGACGGTAGGGGATAATGAAAGGCTTGCCACACCACTTTTGGCAGCTAAATTGGCCAAGTGTGTTGTAGCCTATCCACAGGATAAAACTCTCGGCAGTATGGCCAGAGTCATTTCTGATATGGCTGGCCATAATACCACCTTCATTCGCAGAGCTGATTTCAAAACTCTTTATCACAAGCTTCATTCTTCCGGCACCAAATTTGCCGAATTATTTCAGGATGAGTTGGATGAGACTGTGGCTGAGCCATCGGTGACCACTTACCAACATGACGTAGCTCTACAAAACAATCCCTACGAAGTAGGCGATCAAGTATTAGCTAATGCTTTGGAAAGTGTTTTCGACAAGCACGCTCCCCTCAAAATGTATTCTCAACCCATGGCCAACAAGGCTCTGAAATCGGTGGGGTCTACTTTGGAGGCCTGGAATCTTCGCCCTATCCAACTTTCCGTTAGTGATGGCAATGACAAGTTCATCGTTATTAAAGCCGACTATGATACTCCTAAGGGCGTAACTAGCTTCTATGTTCCTGTAGAAGTGGTCAAGACCGACGTAGTTGACCCCGAAGTTTTTATGGGCAATACCGGCCCCGAAGATCTCAATCACGCTACTATCAAGGCCTATCTAACTCAGCAAGCCGGCACCAAAACCAAAGTAGGGGCCACTGATATTCTCACTGCTCTTACCGTTGCTACTAGCAGCAAGCGTGAAGTTAGCGCAGCGGAATTAGCTTTGACTCGACTCAATGCCACTCGTCAAGGGAAGTCTGATTTTGCTGGTCAAGCAGATTGTTGGCTCGGTCTCAAAGTGGAGGCTGCTGCTAAGCCAGACGTTCAACTTCCCAAGTCTGACGAATTTATTTCTTTCGAAAAGGAATTTACCAGCCCTAAGGGACTTGCCTCTTTCAAATTTGGTCCAGAAGTGGTTACTGCTGGTAGAAACCATATCACTCGTGAACTACAATCTTTCGGATTTTCTCTACCACAAGTAGTGGTTACCGGTAATGATGAACACACTATTTTTTACGGTGTTTCCTTAGATACTGGCAAGGTAGCTTTTACCGTTCCAGTCAAGGTATCAGCTGACAAGAAATTGTCCAAGCCTTCCGTCCTACTTTGCAATGGTTCACTAGCCACTTTCGATAGGGCCGGCATCAATCAATTAGTTAGTGAAAACAAATATGATGTTAAGGTAGCCGCAGTTTCTTCCACTATGTCTACCCTCAAACCAAGCGAAGTAATTAATAATCTACAAGCCGCCATCTCTGAGGGAAATCACGCCAAGGCAGAAGATGCTCTCAATGTTCTTGCTAATTGTGGGGACCAAAGAGCTTATGATACCGCCTTCCAAATTTATATGGACGGTATGTCTGGCAAGAAAGTTGCTACTACCAAGTGCTCTAACATGATTAAGAGCGCTGTCAGCGAATACCCAGTTTGTACGCATACTGGTTTACCAATCAATAAAGTGTATCAAGACAAAGACGGAAACTGCCGCCCATTGTTCCGTAAGGGTATGGACGATACTTACGAAGGGGCTACCTTTATTAACGCCAAGATTTTTGGGTAATCTATGAGCGGATTAGAGAGACTGGGAAAACTTCTTGAGCTAAAATATGGGCTAGTGGTTAATGCCGCCTCCAATGCCCAAATTCTTAGTCAGGTCAAGAAGGATCTGCTTTTGACATACAAACTATATGTCAATCCCGAAACAGCCAAAGAGCCAGTCCTTCAAATGCTAGCTAATGCGGGCGAGCCATTTTCTAAGAGACTTATTATTATTTTTAGTGATATCGTTACCAATATCGACGATCACAGCAATACTCAATTATATACTCGCGTTAATAATTTGTTAGGCATGGTTCATGACGCTAAGCTAGTAGAGGACGTCAGAAAATTTATTCATAATTCTGTAAGGGCTACTAAGGAGTCTGAGAGGAATTATCGCGAGCATCTTAAATCTAAGTTTGAGATGATTCTCCATCGCATTACCTCTTTATTAGACAAGCAACTAAAACTGCTTCAACAGGTACTGCCGCGTGGTATCGAGACACGACAAGAGGGCGGGCCACTGGAACCTCAAAGAAAAGAGTTGAGCAAAGAGCAGCTCCTCATGTTTATGAGAACTCCGGCAGCCCAACAATATCGTCTAGATGATATGGATGTTATGTATCAGCTTTTGTCTGATCCGGTTATGAAAAGTAAAATCACTACCTTGGTTAATGCCATCTCTCGAGGTCATGTTCCTGTGGATGGTCCTGCTGTTACGGTCGAAGCGAAAGCTATGAGAGACTGGATTGATCAGCGAGAAAAGACTAATCTTCCGGCATTAGAGAATAGCCCAGAAAAACAACCAGCTAATCCAAACCTTTTTGAAGAAGAGGGAGAAGCTTGGGACCACAAAATGGCTCATAAATACAATGACTTGACCCTAGAAAGGTACCATAAATGAGAACTGCTGAATTATTAAATGCTATGGCCGCTTGGCTAGAAAGTCCAAATAACGAAGCCATGTTGCTTGCCGAAGCTGATGAAAAATGCATGCAAGTAGTGGCAGAATCTTGTGTCTTGGCAGCGTCTCTTTTGAAAAAAGCAGCCGATGAAGTAGATGCTATCGAGCCTCCTGCTGAGTCTTTGCTCACCCCTGAATCCATTGAAGAGACGGCTGCTTTGGCTTTCGCTTTTGATTCTTCTGATGATCCGCAACTCAAAAAGATGGCTTCTGTTCTAGACGAATTATTACTTACTATTGCGGCTCCACCCAACGCCTATGCAGAAAGAAAAGATCTGCAAGACCAAAGAGTAGTGGAACTTAAAAAGAAGTATGAGCAGCCCCGTGAGACTTTGCGAGATTACCACAAGATTGGTGATGCAGAGAGAGCTATTGAACAAAGCGGCTTCACTAAGCAATACAAAATTCTAGAAGCCCCACTTAGCACTCGCTACTGCCCAGATCATGCCGGTGCCCAAGTTGCTCGTGTCGGTGAACATATGTGGCAGTGTGACTTAGATAAAAAAGTGTATAATTTTGAGACCGGTTTCGAACTCAATAATGGATCCAAAGTTCCAGGCGGAGATGTGGCGCAACAAACGCAGGGTTTGGAGATACCTTTTCATGCGATTTTTGACACTAGAGAAGGGCGCCTCGGCTACAATAAATAATACCTGGGCATCTTTATCAAGCTACTCTGGTCCGCGAGCAGATTACCAAACAAGCTGGCTATAATATCATATCTATTTGTGGAAAGTGATTGAAAAAGATCACTAAACAAATGGGTAAAGATGAACAAAAACGCACTCAAAAAAATTCTTGATCACCCCGATAAAGATGAGCTTATTGCAAAGTTAGTGCTTGGTTACGCTGCCAAAGACATTCACGATTGGCTGGCTGCCAAGTATACTAATGTTAGCGAGGCCAAATTTGTTATAGGCGAAAAGTCTATCAAATCATTCCAAGATAATTATTTAGATGTGTATCAAATGATTCAGGATGATATTAAAAAAACGAAGCAAGCCGTAGCTACCAGTACGGAAGACCAATTAGAGTTAGCAGTTAAGGGCAATTCCACTTACAAGGGTAAGATGTTAGAATTGGCTGGTAAAGAAATAGATATTCGCGAGATGGTAAGAAATCTATGTGTCGCCATTGAAACGCGTTTAGGGCAAGTTTTCGACGAAATTCAAGAAGACCCTCGCAACATAAATACTAAAATTGATCGTGTATTGATCGAATATGGCGAGTTGTTCGGTGGTCTATTGGAAAAATATTATAAATTTACAGAGAGCCCAGCTGACCTAACGATACAGCACAACGTCACTTTACAAGTGGTGGATCAGCATATTTCGGTATTTCATGATGTAATCCGAGAAGTTTTGTCCCAATTAGACTTGGAAAGCTCTATGTTATTTATGGAGCTTTTCAACGAAAAAATGGCAAAGCTTAAACAGCCTGTTGTAGATCAGTTGCCTAATACTGATATGAAATTGGCCGAAGCTAAACTTCTCAATGAAACTATTAATAAGAAGCTAAATAACGAATAATGACAACTACCAAGCACAAACCCTCTAATATTGATTTACCTTCTAACAAACAGTTGGAGAAGGTGGTATCACCATATTCGGATCAAAAGATACTCGAATTATCAACCGACGAAAAGATCAAAAAATTGATGGAGTTTTTTGATCATTATGGTGTTGATTATAGTAAGTTCAAGCCAGAATTTCGTTCCTTCATTGAGGGCAAAAGGGCCTATCCTAATTATGACCAGTATATCAATATTCCTGGCCAGCACGATATGAAGAAGTGGTTGGTAACAGTTAAGGATATCCACTATAAAAAGAAAGCTGGATTTGAGTTCAAGGATGCCGTTCGCCAGGCCACCCAAGGTTGGAAGAAAATGGAAATCTATGACTTCTTGAACTGGCTTAGGTTCCACGAAGAGGGTTCTCATATGAAATACAAATTTGCACAAGTCTGGTATGAAAATGGACAGCCGGGCTATTTCCTTCATATCAAACCAGATGCACAACCAGCTCCCGAACCCGCCGTGGATGGCAATGCCGTCAATGATGCGCGTGAAGAGGCAGAACGCCATGAAGAGAAGAGAAGTACGATTGAGAAACAACGTCAAAAGATTATTGGACGTTTGGACTCAGCGGAAAAACTTTTGCGTTCTCCTGAGGGGCAGCAATTTGCCGGAGTTGAATTAGAAAACCTAATGGAGGCCATTTATAGTCTCAAGAAAAAAGTTCAGCTCGTCAATAAATTGAGCGTCTCTACCCGCCTTTATGAGGATATGATTGTGCGTGAGGCTAACGTTCTTAGCCGTAAGGGTTTTACCAAAGCTGCTAATATGCTTTATTCAGTAGCGCAAACACCAGGGCAAGCTGGTCAAGACGCTACGGGCACCACTAATACTGGTGCTATGCCCCCTCCTGCACCACCAGCCGATCCCTCTGGCGCTGGTAATCCAGGTGCTCCAGGTGGTGCTCCCGCTACTGTTCCATGTGTCCCTGATGTCAATACACCAGTAGGCCAAGATCAAAATAAAGATCAGCCGCCCGCAGCAGCTATTATGAGTGGCGGCAATGTGCCCACTGGCACCGCCGAATCTTCTCCTGCTTTGGTGCCACAAGAAGCGCCACAACCTAAGGGCATTTCCGAGTTTATTGAAAACATGAATGAAGGTAATAAGACGGAAGAGTCCAAGGCCGATGATTTAGAAGTCTTCGATCATTTGGAGGTTAGTGATCCAGAAGAAGAGCTGATGGTCTCAGAAGCTCAAGCAATACCTCCTGCGGCTCCTCCTGGCATTCCTCCTGCTGTTTTAGAAGATGTTCCAATTACAGATAATCCACCACCTTCCCGAGGCAATGTGGCCAATCTTCCTCCTCCAAAAGCACCTGGTGATGCTCCTTCCGGTGCTCCCGATGATGAACCGTTGGAAGTATCTGAAAAAGATATTCCTCCATCAGGAACGGAAACTCCGCCACCTGATACTTCTGAATTTGATGCTAAGATGGATGAAATGTTTTCCAGCGTGACTATCGCCGATATCGTGGCGGAATTGGAAGGCCTCGCCAAGATATTTAAGGTGAGAGAAATACCACGAAGAATATCTAGAGTAGATATGATGTTAAATGGTAAAGGTATGTCCTCCTTCTTTCCACAATTATCAGAAGCGCTTAGCAACGCCTTAGCTTCTAATCAATATGTGTCTACTCGTTTGGACGAAATACTTTCTAAACTACGTGCTTCTATGAATACCAAAGATATTGATTTAGAGGGCGGTCCAAAATCCGACTCTCCCGAAATCTCTGGTATTAAAGGTAAGTTAGAGCAAGATAGTGCCAAAGAAAAAGCACGCAAGCAGATGAGAAAAGATCAAGAAAACGTGGAAATGGAAGGTGGTAAGAAAGAAACTCCCCAAGTGGAAATGGGCGAATTGGCTCCACCTCCACCAGCTGGTGCTCCCGTTAAAGGGCCACCAGTTGCCAGACCTTTGGGCTAAACAAAGGATAAATGAAACTTCGAGAATTATTAGGGGTGTTGCAAAAAACAGCTACGGAAATTGGTGCTTCTACCCCAATGATTTGTGGTGGTGTTCCCAGAGATAAGCGTATGGGTAAGTTAGAAAACATTGCTGATTTAGATATTACCACCGGTGATAAATCAGTAGATTATCTCTCGCAAGAGTTTGCCATCAAACTCCGTCAAAACTATAATGTAACTAGAAAAACTATGGAAGATGGGCATAGCACTATCTTTGTGGGTAGCCTTAAAATGGATTTTTCTTCTAATTTTATGGTACACAATATCGATCACATTCTTAATCAAATAGGGATTGCTAATCCTACTAATATGCAACGAGAAATGTTCAGTCGTGACTTTACTTGTAACTCTTTATTGATGACAATGGATCTGACCAAAATACTTGATCCTATCAAAAGAGGTTTCAAGGATATTAGTGAGCGTAAAATTAGAACTTGTTTGGCGCCAGAAATAACACTCACCTCTAATAGAAATAGGGTGGCAAGGGCTATCTATTTAGCTTGCAAGTTAGATTTTGACATTGACAATAGTATTATCAACTATGTCAGTAAGAACCCGCAAACTGCCAAAATATCAACTGAAAAAGCTATGACAGACAAGCTGACCAGTGCTTTCTCTAAGGATGCAGATAAGGCTAGTTATCTTATTGGTAAGATGAATTTGTGGAATTATATCCCTATTATAGAGCCAGCCTACCCATACTACCAAAAATACCTACAAGGAAAATCCAATGTCAAGAAGTAAAATTGCATATTTCCAAGGTGGAGGCGGTGTCAATGAACCAAGCCCTGGTCACAAGAAATATAAGTCAGATCCAGCCCTGGTGATGCAGCCTCGTTTTGAAGAGCCTTTGTATCGCAACTACGACCTATATGATGTGCCCGGTCAATACGGCCCTGGTGCTGGCTATCACGACCTGACCAAGCATAAGAGCGTCAAAGAATTTCTAGATTTCCGCCGTAAGCGTCTAAAAGGCAAATACCTGGCTGACGACTCCTGGCAAATGGATGACGGCAACCGAGTTAAGAAAAATCCAGATCGTCAGGCTCGATTGGCAATCTTTCAAAATATTATCAAAAAAGCAAATGATGAAAATGACGGCCCCAATTTTGATTATGGTGATGGTGCCTATACTGCTATGAGCGAAGGTAAAAAGATAAAGACTATCACAGACGCTCCCCACAAAAGTCCGGGCGCTTTCTTTGCCGATGATAATGATGATAATATGATGGGGCCAAAAGAACACGGCACTAGTATTTATGATTGGAGAAATAGTCCTTATCAAGGAACACCTGGTCCAAAGAATAAAAAGAAAAAGGACTCTAACGATATTGATTTCCCAATTGATGATCAGATTAATCGTCAAGACCAAATGATTTATCCCGAAGAAGGCGAGTATCAAATTAGAAGAATGAAGTCAGATATATATGACTTTCCTTCCGAAGGTGAGCCTTTGGGGCCAGAGAACTTAAATATCTCTATGACTAGCCCACAAATTGCTGGCGAGCATTCCTATTTGCCAAACCCAGATTTTGAAGGAAAGCCTGATGATGGCAGCTCTCTTAATTTCGGTCGAGACTATACGGAAGAGGCCCTACCAGGTCGTCAGTTTGATTTTGCTGATACTGCCGATAATCAAATGGATTTAGATGGCCTGGAAGCTAAGTATTTAGAATCCTCGGAAACTGGGATATTTGGCCTACCAGACGGTGTAGATCCGGAAGGTCATGATGCGGTTGAGACTGAACAAGTTGAGCAACCATACGATACAATCTCCGATATTAGTAATGAAATGTATGAGGATAAGTGGAATATCTAAAACCAACTATTATCATTGCATAAAACCATATAAAGAAAGCACTCCCAGAGGAATCCTAAATGACTTTTCAATCCTACGCACAAGAGCTATTTGTCATAGACCCAATCTCACCAGCCTCGCAATTGCCAGCCTACGATGAGCATATGGTGTCTGCTATACCTCCTCATCACCTACACGAAGGAACAGAGCAACTTATGAGTTTTGAGCCCATCGAGGTGACTGAGCCAGGCGAGATAGAAATTGTAGTGGAAGAGTTGCCAGGCGCTCCACCAGGCACCAAAGATCCCGAATTAGAAGTGCATGAAGAGCCTATACACGCAGAAGAGAAAGAAGATGCCAACGATGCCAAGAAAGGTAAAGATGGTAAAGGCGAAAAGTGGGATTGGTCCACTCACGGACCTCATGGATTTGTAGCTTGGGTTAAAGAAAGACTTGCGGCTGTTCCAAAGCACTCAGGTTACGATTCTGCCGGTCTTGAGCGTGCCATGGCTTACATGGAAAAGCTCGACAGTGAAATCTCTAAGGCTATGAGAATGGATTTGGATGAAGAACTCGATGCCAACAAGGTTGAGAAAGTTCGTGCTGAATTAGATGATGGTCTATCTAGATTACAAGCACGTTTGGATAAGGTCAAGGAATCCAAGAAGTCCTCTCGTAAAAAGAAGAAGGCTTCTGCCGAATACTTAATTGACTCCGATGGTTTTATTAAAGAGGCCCAAAAAATTACGGGTGTGCAGGGAGTGTACGTTACGGTTCCCCTACTCATTTCCAGAATAGCCCGTGTTTGTGTCAATGGCACCGTTTCCGCAGGACATGATATCGAAGACTTATACAATCGTCAAGTCAAAAAATTCAAGCTCAATGATCGTGAACAAGCAGAGGTACAACAACTTTTGTTTGATATGGGCTACCCAATTCGTCAAGATCGTGGTTTTATGCCAGACGAAGATTTGGAAGTGTCTGATAGCGATAATATGGACTGGGCAGCTAACTATGCTGATGGTATAGCTAATATAGGTAAAAGATAATGGTCAAACAACCAAGACACCAATCGGTAGTCAGCAGACAATCTGATGCTGGTTATAGTGATGATCACTGGCTTCGAGAGTTTGAGAGCAAGCTCCAAAAGACTAGTGTGCAGCCGCGTGGTGAATCTATCTACGATCAAATCAATAGCATTATGAACACCAAGTCCAAGTATCCTTCTGTACAGGCAGCGGTGGATGATATGATGCAACGTAGTGGCTTGAATAGCTATCTAGATAACGTTAAAGAATCGCAAGAACAGATTTCTAGTGAAACATCTACTAAAACTGCCAACTCTTTAAAAAACGAAATTGATCAGTTAAAAGATCTTGCTAAGATTGGCGACTGGTTTGCATTTGGTAAATTAATGGCTAAAATAGATATGGCAGAGGGACAACCTCGTATCAATGGTGCCGAATCAATTCGATTAATCAAATATTTTAAAGATCCTGAGCTCTCCTCGGTAAAAGTTCCTTTGGAGAAATGGGAACTATATACTCG